GGCCCGCGAGAGAGAAGCGGAACTAGCCATCGCGCAGGCCGAGCGCATCGTCGAGCAGAAGGCGCAGCTACCCGACGAGGCTATTAGGCTCCTGAGACTGGCGCGCAGGCTGGCCGGCCGGATCGAGGAAGTGGTCGGCACGGAGGCGATGCTCACCCGCATCAACCTGGAGCGGTCGAAGGCGGTGCAGGAGGAGTATCGGGGAGCTACGGACAGCGCGCCAGCGCGCAAGGTGCGCACCGAACTCACCTCGCCGGGCGCGCTGGAGCTTCTACCCCTCGTGCTGTCGGCGAATGAGATCGGGGCAAAGCTGTTCCGCACGGCCATCGGTGAGCCGAGTGAGATCATCGAGCAGCGCATGGTAGCGAAAGCGCGGGAGATAGCTGCGATCATCCGCCAGTTCGTGCCCGAGCACGACAGAGACGCGGTAGCGGAGCGGATCGACGCGCTGCTGGACGGGCACATCCGGGACGGGGTGGAGACACAGTGACGGTGGCATTGCCTCAGCGAAGGCGCGACAGAGAAGGCCGATATGTCCCGCACGGATACGTCCGGCGGGCGTTGCGGGAGCTGGAAGGGAAAGGACCAAGCACCACCGACTACACCAACAACCGCATCGCTTGGGTGCGCAACTGCATTGAGTGGGGTGAGGGCGAGGGGCCGACCCAGTACCAGGAGGACGTGCTGCGCAAGTTCGACGAGGGGCAGCGAAGGCAGGCGGTGCGGGGGCCGCACGCCCTGGGGAAGACGGCACTCGCCTCTTGGGTATTGCTCCATTTCGCCCTCACCCGCGACGCTGCTGCTATCAACTGGAAGGCGGTGACGACCGCAAGCGTGTGGCGCCAACTGAGCCTCTACCTGTGGCCCGAGATTCACATCTGGGCGGGGCGGCTGAACTGGGAGGCGGTGGGCCGCGAACGCTTCGACTCGCGGACCGAACTGCTGGACCTGATCCTGAAACTGCGGCACGGGCAGGCGTTCGCGGTGGCGAGCGATAGGCCGGAGAGCATTGAGGGTGCCCACGCCTCGCACCTGCTCTACGTGTTCGACGAGGCGAAGGCGATCCCGCCCGCCATCTGGGATGCAGCAGAGGGCGCGCTCGCTGGCGGCAACTGCTATGCACTCGCGATCAGCACGCCGGGGGAACCGCAGGGTCGCTTCTACGACATCCACGTCCGCAAGCCCGGCTATGCCGACTGGCGCGTTAAGCACGTCACAAAGGACGAGGTGATCGCGGGGCGGCCCAACAGCGGCTTCCGCGAATGGGCGGAGGCGCGGCAAGCCGAGTGGCCCGAAGCGAGCATGATGTTCCAGAACCGCGTGCTTGGGGAGTTCGCGTCGAGCGAGGAGGAAGGGATGATACCGCTATCATGGATCGAGGCGGCGAACGAGCGATGGCTGGAACTGGAGAGCGCCGGCGAGTGGGGCGACTTCATCTGCGTGGGCGTTGATGTAGGCAGGGGCGGCGACGCGACGGTGCTGGCGCTGCGGTATGGCGAGGCGATCCGGGAACTGCGCAGGTACGTGGTCGCCGATACCATGGCGGTGACAGGCCACGTGGCGGGCGTGCTGCGCGGGCACGGTGCTCACGCGGTGGTGGACGTGATCGGGATCGGGGCCGGCGTGGTGGATAAGCTGAGGGAGGACAAGCAGGCGGTCGAGGCCTTCAACGCCGGCGAGGCGACGGACTGGAAGGACCGGTCAGGGGAACTGCAATTCGTGAACAAGCGGGCCGCCGCCTGGTGGAATCTGCGGGAGCTGCTGGACCCGGCTAACGGCCATGGCATCGCGCTACCGCCCGACGACCTGCTCACCGGTGACCTGACTGCACCGCACTACCGGCAGTCGTCTGGAGGGCGCATCATGGTCGAGAGCAAGGACGAGATCCGTAAGCGGCTAGGGCGCTCCACCGACACCGGCGATGCTGTAGTCCAGGCGTTCTGGACGGAGCCAGTGGTGGAGGCGCCGGTGTTCAGGATCGCACGCGTGAGCAGGGCGGGAACTAGACAAGACCGCACGCGCGAGACCGGCCTGACGATGGGCGACCGGCCGGTCGTGATAAAGGGCTGAGGCGATGATACCAGTCTGGGGCAAACTGAGCCGCGAAGGCGACGCCGTGATACTCGAGCCCGAGCCGAACCCGGCTGACGGCATCGGGTCGGCGCTGGCGCTCATGACCTGGGCGGAACAGGCAGCGCGTATCCGGGCGACGCTGCTTGAGCGCATGGGCGGTGAGGAGAGGTGGCGCGGGCCCTGGCTGCTGTTCGGCTGCCTGCCCGGGCGCGTGCACCCCTGCGGCTATCTCAGGCTGGACGAGCGCGGCTTCATCGAGTTCGGGAAGGTGCTGGGGCCGAAGCCGGAGGATCAGCAGATTCTGGCGACGGTAGCGGCGGCCGTCTACAGCAAGGACGCGCAGTGGGGAGCTGGCTTGTACGCGTGCAGCATCAGCTACCACGGGGACCGCGTCGCGATAGACGGGCTTTCAGGACACATCGGCAGTTTCGTGATGGGGCAGGCGAGCCCGTTCCTTGGGCTATACGTTGAAGGAAGTCGTGTCCGGTGGGAGGTGGGGCGAGAAAGGAGGATGGTTCGTCGCGGGGCGTCGCGCGGCGTCGCGACGCCCGGCGCGGCAGGGCAGCGCACAGCACAGCAGTGGTGGAGCGGGAAGGGGAGGGCAGTTGTCGGCGCGGGGCGATGCAGGGCCAGGCGATGCTGCGCAGAGCGTGGCAAACCACAGAGTCGTGAGACCAAACCCAGGAGCCAATAGAGCGAAAGGAGCTCAGAGATGGCGAGGATTGAGGTGACGGTCGCAGGAGTAGGAGAGGGACTGCTGATGTGCAGTCCGGCGGCGATGTTGATACCCAAGGAGCCGGGCAAGCCCGGACCAAAGGCCAAGGACCTCTCGACGGCAGCGGCGGCTGAACTGCTGGCCTACAGACTGCCGAATGGCAACCTCGGCTTTCCCGCCGTCGCATTCCAGCGCGCGACTATGGAGGCAGGCAGGGGGCAGTCGGTCAAGGTCGGCGGAAAGGGGCGCGCTGTCAGCGTTCAGACGGTGCTTGCTGGAGTGTGGGAAGTCGAGCCCAAGGACCTCATCCCGCTCATGTGCGGGAAGAAGGCGATCAAGGATTACAAGATCGACATTCGGACAGGACTCAACCGGAACACGAGGCCGGCTGCGCGGATCGTATTGGCGCGGCCGCTGATTGAGGTTCCGTGGGAGGCGAGTTTCGACATCATCTGGGACGATCAGGCGGGTCCGACGGATACGCCCGCGCTGATTCGCTACTGCATGGAGCGCGCCGGTCGGCAGGTCGGGGTCGGAGGCTTCCGGCCGCTGGTGCAGGGAGTGGCGACAGGCGGCTGGTTCGGGAAGTTCGAGATCGTGAAGTGGGAGGAGATGGCGGCGTAAGGAAGATTGTCGTCGCGACGTGGCGCGAGGCCCGGAATGGTCTGGCACAGCGGGGCCCGGCTGGCCCGGGCCTAGCGAGCCGACGCGAACTAGAGCAAACCACAGGACGATCTGAGATGATAAAGCGAAAACCGAATCGGCACAAGGATAGCCAGCCGTACAAGAAGCATGGCGGTCACCGCACGGCCCCTCCCGTGGACAAGGCGAAACGGAGGAAGCGGGAACCGTTGACTGTGATCACCGACCAGACGACGGGACGCAGCAGGGTAGTACGAAAGAAGGCAGACGGGTGAGCATCGCAGTTGGGCTGGCCCTGGCCAGGCTGGTCCCTGCAAGGCCGAGCAGACCAAACCACAGAGACTCAAAGGAGACGACGAGACGATGGCGACGATGATGCCGTTGGCGAAGTTGCTGAGGAACTGGGACCTCTACCCCAGGGCGAACGTGGACAAGACGCAGGTGCGCCGGATGGTGGTAGCCCTGCGCGCGGGCGAGGAGTTCCCGCCCATACTGTGTGACCGGAGGACGCTCACGATCATTGACGGCTTCCACCGCTACGAGGCCTACATGCGGGAGCTGGGCGAGGGCGGACAGGTCGCAGTCGAAACGCGCGTCTTCCGCGACGAGGCCGAGATGCTGCTGGCCGCGGTCGAGCTGAACTCTCGACATGGAGTTCCGCTGGAACCACTCGACCGGGCGCGGGTCGTGCTCAAAGCGCAGGATCTCGGCATCGCGCCGGCGCGGGTGGCGAAGGCGCTGGCGGTGCAGGTGATAGACCTGGAGACGGTCACGGCGCAGAGGATCGTCACCGGCTCCGATGGCCTGCCCGAGATCGCGAAGCGCACCCTCCAGCCGCTGATCGCGAAGCGGCCGGGCATGCGTTTCAGCAAGGCACAGTCCGAGGTGAATGCGCGCCTGGCGGGTATGCGGCCCGAATACTACCTGGGGCGGACGCTCGACCTCGTCAAGCACCGACTGCTCGACCTCGACAACCCGCGGATCGTGGAGTTGCTCGGCGAACTGCGGGACGTACTGAACGCGCTGGGCAAGAAGGGCGCGCTCAAGAAGGTGGCGGCGTAGGGTTGCCCCAGCTCCGCATCGCTTCGCCTGCCGCCGCGGCGCGAGCCTCGGCAAACCAAAGCACAGGACGGACGGCATGGGATGGGCGGGAGGTTGTCGCGGCGTCGCCACGCATGGCATTGCATGTCTATGCCAGGCAGGGTATCGCCATGCGAGGCGCAGCACTCCAAAGCACAGGTCGCAAAGGCTGAGCGATGATCGAAAGGAGCGATGATGCCTGAGCTGGGCGAGGTCCGGCGGTTCGGGGATGGCGTACGCGTCTACCTGTCCGCGGTGACGCGCGACCCGCGCACGGGCTACCCACTTGTGATCGCTCCGCAGTGGGTGCGGTTGAGGCCGCAGAGTCCGGAGGGCGAGGAGTGTATCGCCGCCCTCCACGGTCTGCCTGACGGCGCGGTGGTGGACATGGCAATGCTCGCGCAGGGCAAGGTCGCTGTAGTGAGCCGGCCCGAGGAAGGGGCGAAGCTCGACGACCTGACGATGCTGGCCCTGGAGAAGGAGGCGGAGGTGGCGAGACTGGAGGACCGATGAACCTGCGATGCTGGTTGGGGCTGCATGAGTGGGGCGAGATCGAGGACCGGGGGGACATGATAGTTCTTCA